AGATATGAGATATAAAAAAATAAAAATTTGTAATATATTGGTTTTGTTACATATTAACAACCTAATTATATCTTAACTATTTTTAACTATATTAATGTATTAATTTCTATATATCTATATCTATATATAATTGTATGAATAATATTATCTAATAACTAATTTTATAAAATATTATTCTCGCACTCTCTTATCAAATCCCAGGTTTGTCATAGCACTAATAACCTCTAACTTCCTAAGAATTGAATCATGTGTAAATGTTTTTCCCTGAATAATTCGTCTAAACGCAACGATTAGATACCGTTTATATGGACTATCTTCATTATGTGATTGATAAATCATTTCTTTTAATATATTACCATCATCATTTAGGTCTTCATTCATGATACTCAAACAATTAATATCACTACATAATGAAATAATTACATCACCAATATCTTCTACACCCCCGTTACGAATACAATCCGATATATTCTTCATATACTTCTTCATACTATTTTTCTTACTCTTTACTTCATCGTATAATTTTTTATTATCAACAATGGAACTCACAATACTCTTATATGTTTTCCCTGCTATTACGTTCTGTTCCTCAGATGTTTCCATTAGATTTTTGTCATGGAGTGGATAAAACCCCCAACTATGTCCAATAGCATTTTGTCTGCGTAATTTTGGAGATGGGGGGATAAAATCATCATCATGAGTGTTTTCAAATTCGCGATCCAATACATTCAATAAATCTCCTGTAAACTCGTTATAATGAAAAGCACACCCCCTCAGACGTTGAATTTGTAATACCACATATCCTTCATTTTTTTTAGAAAGCATAAATGTAATAAGGATATTAAAACTCCTCTCACTGATATTAGAATAAAACATTTCATACGAGTTTGTTTCATCTACAAAGAAACCAGACCGGTCAAACCCATATAATGGTTTAATGTCACAATCATTATTAAAATATTTTTCTAGTAAATTATAAATTTTCTCATAGTGTTCGCATTTGTATTCATTCCTCTCGCAATTTATGAATATCTTATCATGTTCCAATGGCATATTTTTAAAATTATTAGATACTACACTATTTACAGTATCAAATAGTTGTTCATCACTAAGAAATGATCGAGAAGTAATCTGTTTAAAGCTCATAATAGTTTTTCAATTTATAAAGGTATATGTATTTACAACTTATTAACATTCTTTTTGTCTTTCAATTTTTATTTCAACCAAAAAAGTATTTGAAATAAAATAATTCTAAAAAAAATTGTAGTATATTTTTAAGATTTAAGATTTAATATGTTTATATTATTTATTGTTTTCTATGGTTTTCATATATTGTTTATATTCTCTCTTAATTTATTATTAAAGTATATTCTAACTCACTAATATCTATTATCATTACAAATACCTATTATTTATACATTATCACTAATGTCTGTTTCAATATTAACAATCACCTGAAATATCTTTGATTCCAATAGATGCCTCCATTTTCTTCATTTCCCGAAATTTATAATTCAAACAATACATTAACCGCGCTGGTTCAATTTCATTAATATATTGAATTACAACTTGACGTGTAACCTTACCCCCAATAGGAATAAGTTCAGTAATATATTTTTGATGGAGAACATACATATGGTTTTTATATTCATGTGGGTAATCACGAAGTGGCATTTCCTTTCTCGCAAAACACCCTAAGTAAAAGTTGTGTAGGGTAGATGTAAAATCGTGGATCTGATTGCGGAACTTGGTGAATTCATCTGTAGCTTCTGGATAATACCGCAAATAATCTTTTACTTTACCACCATGCCTCAAATTCAAATATTGAAACTGCAATTTAGGTTGGTTTCCTCTAAGGTGACGCACATACTCATAATTTGGGTTCCGCATTTTTGAACGAATACCGTTTTCGTGTTTCAAAACTACACCAAGACAATAAAATGGTGTGGACAATTTATTTGCTAAAATTGTCTTGGCTTTATCACATGTATCGTAATTATACTTAATAGGCACTGATACTTTGCCTTTCATATCCTCTTGAAGACAATAAATATCTTTTTCATATACAATATTATCAACACATTTATAGATTGCACACAAATAAATCTTAGGTTTATCACTCTTTAGGACAATACGATTTTTAGGATGTTGTAGGACAAAAGAATAAGAATATGCTTTATCCATATCATCAAATTCCAATTCTTGACCTGGTTCATTCATTGCCTCCAAGAACATTTGACGAAATGTAGAACCATCTTCTTGTTTAAAGAAACGACTTTTACCTCCAATAATAGAGCGTGTTGCCAATTCCCAACCATCCGCAATAGTATCATAATATACATTAATCATTGTCCCTTCAATAAATTCTTGGAAGATTACTTTACCGTCAACCAGTCCACTTCTAATTTCATCACTTTTAATATTGACGCTTTTTGGTGGGGCAAATGCCACAACCTTGTATGTGTCTTCTTTCTTTTGAACTACAACAGAACGAAACAACCCAATCGTATTAATATTATCTGAATTGATTAGATCCTTATCATATTTAATAATAAAATTGCTGTCATCTTTTGACATTTTTTTAAGTCCCATATTGGAAAGATACTCATCATCAGATACACGGGCAAAATCAATAATTTTAGAAAGGTTAAACATTATAATTATAGGTTTAATAAATGGGTATATAAGGTGTAATATGTGCTTTCAATAAGACTTATTTAAGATACTACTTATTATTTCTTTATATTGTTTTTCAATTTTTTATGTGGAAAAAAGAATTAAATAATATCTAATATAATTATAGTATAATGTCTATTGTTGATGATAAAAAATTATTTTTGGAATTAGGAGATATAATACAAATAAACTCACCATTCAATGAAGAACTTAATAACCAAATATTTCTAATAGACTTTATAAGTGATAATCTATTAAGGATTATAAATGATACTACATTAAATTTAAGCACATTGAATATAAAAGACGGGTTACTTAGTGATGAAAGTATTATATCAATCTCTATTTTAGATAAAGCAACTGAAAAAGGGTATGCTAGACAAAATGGGTTATTACCTGGTTCTTGGGTAGATATTCATTTCGGTGGTGATGTACCGGTTGTAATTACAGGGAAAATTACTGATATTGAGTATGATATGATTGAAGTCAATATGTATCCATCAAACGATAAAATATATTTAGACTTTGCATACCAAGGAATAAATTACGAAATTTTACCAATTGAGGAAATTAGGATAAGAGATAAGCCCCCACAAGAATTTATTATAGAGGATGATATGTCTAAAGATGATATTGACTTATCAATGATACGCGAAGGTGATGAAGAAAGCGAGGAAGGTGAAGAATATAATAGTGATGAAGAATACGATGACGACGCAAATATTATAGAATTTATGGAAGATGGTAGGAAGTTCCAACGTGATCAGGATAACCTGGTATTTGATTTGGATAGCTTAGAATTAATTGGAGAATATAATAATGAAACAGGGATGATAGAGAGATATGAGGATGATGAGGATACAAAAGAGAGACGTATATCTGCATCTACAATGAGTGATAAATCACAACCTGAAGATGTAATTGAATTTACAGAAGACGGACGATTGTATCAGAGAAATATAAATGATATAGATAATTTAGTATTTGATGTAGAAAAACAGGATGTTATTGGTGTATTTAATACTGCAACGAAGAAGATTGATAAATATGACATATCTCAAAAATCTCAAACAACTGATATACCTGTTTCAAGACAAGTTATAATTAGAGATACAGCAGTAACAGTTCCTGTAAGAAAAATAAGAGAACAAATCCAGGATGTATTGACAGAAGCGGATGAGATTGTATTTGGTGATGATATTGAAGAAATTCAACAAGAAGTTTTTGTTGATGATAAACATAAACGTTTTGCGTTGGACGAGCAAACAAACGATTTATTAGATGAGATGCTTTCCACTATTCCAAATATGAAGAGAACAAAGACAGTATTGAATAATATCCACCTTATGATAAACCGATTTACAGAATTAAGAAGACAATATTCAGAATTTGATATAAATGGGAATGTAATACAAAGTATCAAACATGGGGATAACTATAAACCTTTAGTAGAACAATTATATAAATTAAATGCTAACCTTCATTGGTTGTTACCTGTTGTAAGAAATAGAGTAAAATTATATGATATCAAAACTGATGTGGATGAGTCTGATGAGATAATTATGATTGATAATTATGATGATTTGAGTGAAATACAAGAACTCCAGGCTAGTTTTAGAGATGGTTCTATGGAAGGTGCTGATAATTATGGAAAGTATATTAAATCATTAAATCAATATCTATCACCATATAGTAATCCAGAAGATGAAAACGATACTATAATAAATAACAACCCTGTTCAAAAAGATATGAATGTAGTAATAAATAATATTGTATCCAATTTGAACGAGTTTTATTCTTCTGTGAATAAGAACGATATATTAAAGCGTCAACGGTTCGTAATGACAAAATACAATCTAGGCTTAAATAGATTATCAATGACTGATATGCGGGGGGCGGCGGTTCAAATGGATGTTACACAATTAACAGGAGCAGACAAGATCCCCATAAAATCATTTTTAGCCTTACCAGAACCTTATATTTTATATTCAAAAATTCAACTCCCGTCGAGTAGTATTTATAATAAAACAAACCTTAACCATACCCCATTGGCATACTGGAAATTATTACGTAAAACGACAAGTGTAATAAAAACCGAAGTTAATGATATAAATAAAGATATAAATTATAATATTGATACTTTCCTAGGGGAAATAAATGATTTGGCTTTAAATGAAGAAATAAATGATGAAGATAAATACAAAAAGTTTCTTCAATCTATAATACCGAAAACTGATAATTTATTTGAATTAGTAAAAAAATACATTAAAAGAGGGACATCATTCCATAATGTAATTTCATACCTAGAGGCGTTCGGTATTTACAGAGAAGATATATCATTTAAACAATATCAATTAATAGTGGAATTTATAAATAATCAAATTGACAGGGTAAAATTAAATATAGCTCAAAATATAAAAGATACGAATATATTACGTGATCTAAAATCACGCGTAGAATTCACAACAACAATATTCTTACAATTACTAGGAGACAATTATGAAACTATCAGTGATATATATAAATTACAATCCACAACAGGTATTACTAGTGGGGATTTTCTCTCTAAAATAATGAATATTGACCATGGACAATATTATTTTTCTACTGTAGCAATGAAAAATATCAATTTACTGAATGATGTAGACATTAAATCTGCTATAAATAGTAGCATCCTTGATTTAACGGATAAAGTAGTCGACAAAGAAGAAAATGATAATAGGTGTAAAGAATATACATTGGCAAAAAAATATGATACAATTGAAGATTTAAATGAAGATGATGATAATACAGATGTTTATTTTGATAAGCGTTATGATGACACATATTACGATATATTAGAAGAATATGAACAAGAACAGAAAACCATGACACCAGACGAATTTTTAAGATTCCTCACAGATATAATAGCCGAAAATATGACACTGGACAATGATTCGGCAATATATAAAGCGTCAACTATCATAGAAGGAAAAAAGAAAGTATTAGATGGACAATATGCGGTATTAGAGGATAATGATATATTACTATCAGGGAATAAGAATTATAGATATTATTATTATAGAGATACTAATAAATGGGTATTAGATAGTAAATTAACAGGAGACACAAACACAGATGAGAGTTCTATATTCTGCAATGTTAGAAGTGATTGTATAATTATTAAAGATAAGGAGAGTAATACACAATGTGATAGTATAGATATCACTCGTGATAAAATGGCTAAAAAAAATCTTGAATATATTTCACAGTCTATTGTTGATAATACTATAATATCACAGAGAGAAACCAGGAATAAATTACAGAGTATAATAGAAAAACAAATGGCACGTATAGAACCATTAATAAATTATAATCAAACCAGGATATCAATGGCAAATAATATATTATACAAAATGGGTCAGGAATTGGAAATAGTGGATGTTATAACTTCACCATACTCAAACCTTAGAGATATAATATTATCCAAATCGGATATAATAGAGAAATCAACATATATTATAAGATTTTGTAATTTATATACTAGAACAGCCCAGGATGAAGATGATGAAGACACATATTGGTTTTATTGTATAAAGACAAATACTAAGTTATTACCCACTTATTTTTTGGAGATAGCGGAAGCATTCAAATTTGGTGCAGATATGAACTATGTGTTGGATAAAATATGTGCCGATAGGGGTGAAATGAGTGATGATGGTGATAAATGGGTTGATAAATATAGTGGCTATACAATAAAAATGATGGCATATAGCAATGAAGAAGGTTATGATGAATCAGGATTTAAGATAAAAACCGGTGATATATTGGATAGTGACCTGGCTAGTGAAACAGTTGAAGAATTGGAAAAAAAAGAAGATACCGAACTGTTTAATACTCCAAGAGCACTAATTGTAAAACGTGTATTAACCGCAATTTCATTCTATATTGGAATTGATATTAAGGAATATATGAATTTCATTATACGAAATGTTACATTGTATTCCGCGAAATTGATGCCAAGTAAGAAGACATACGATAAGCAAGTTTATATCGCAAACAAAAAAGGTAAAAAAATGATTGGATATGAACAGAAATATAATCAATATCTTCTCTTCTTTACTGGATTGTATTTATTAGTGAGCGTTCAAACATCTATCCCAGGAATACGCACTAAAAAGACATTCCCAGGATGTAAAAAATCATTTGATGGATTTCCTACATTTAATGGTGCTTCATCATCTGATAAAATAGATGGACAAGCTTTGACTGATTATTCTGGCATTGAATATATTTCTTGTGTGATGAAAAAAATAACTAGTAGCCAAGCACCATGGAATGCTATAAAAGGAATAAATGAGATTAGTTTAACTAAAAATTTAACCACTATATTCAATAAGGTATTAAGCAAAGATAATGAAATACAACAACGTATTAATGATAAATTGGTCTATATACAAGAAGGTCATGAAGATGATTTTATCCCAGAATACGCACAATTAGAGCGTTGGAATACATTTTTACCACCTATACAACGGGTCAAGTTAGATCCTACACGAGGAATAAGTCCTGAATTTAAAAACGAACTTAAATCTGATTTGAAGGCTGGAAATAAAAGGCAACACGATAAATTACATATGATACAGGGTAAAATGATATACTTTAGTTTTCATATAATGGACGAAATTAACAATATAGTTATGAAAGAACCGGCATTATTAGAGACAATGGGTGGCGAGCCATTTTTACAAAATGTTTGTTGCAATGATGAAAAAAATCAAAAAGTGATCCATTATTTTAGTAATAAAAATAGTGATATAAATGGACATATTGAAACAATACGTAATCTAGAAAAGGTTTATAGTAGTATAAATGAATTGTCCAAGTCCGCAATATTATTTAGTGATGAAAACACAAAGACAATTTACCCCCCTCTTCCAAGGGAATACAGCGAAACAACAATATATCAAGCATTTATTAAATACTGTAAGATAAATAAAGGTGTTAAAGTCCCAGGATATCTCCAGCAATTCTGTATAAATAATGAGAGTAGTTTTAAAGATACTGATAGTCTGAAAGACAAGATTAACGCGCTTAAAAAAGAAGGAAAACAATACTCACGAGATACATTGGATAAAATGCTTAAATTAATTGGGAAAGAGAATATTCAACATATGAAATTATCCAAGAAAATCAACACAAATATTGATATATTAGAGAATTTATTGGAGGACATGGATAATAATGATAGTGGTTTCTCTCCAAATATGCGTGGATATTTAAGGGAATTACTTGATAGTTTCGATTTCTTAAAGCGGACACATTCTTCCAAGATGAAGGATTTACGGAATTATTTGATTACATCAACACAAAGTATGAATTCGAATATAAAGACTTTTATCAATGAGAATATTAACTTATCCATTTCCAAAAAAAATAAATTATTAGAGAGTTTGACTACTATTATGGAATTTAAAGAGTTACAAGGTGATGATTTATTAAGTGGTAAGGAATTAACAGTGATCCAATCAACCCAATTTATACATAATATGATAGAAGATATAGTTACTATTATCCCAACAATGGTAATAAATAGTGTATCATATAAGAATGTAAATATACCGAAACATTGGAAATTATCATTATTACATCAAAACGATATAAAAACATTTATCCGTAAAAATTACGAAACACTAGAACAATTGTATGGTAAGAAAATATTAACCCCTATTTTTAGATTAATACAAGGGAACGCAAAAGATACTTTACATATGATGCGTAGTTTAACATTGAATTCTACAATAAAATTGCACGGTAAAGACTACCAGTCATTATTCAATTCACAATTATTAAAGGAATTATATCATTACCTATTACTTGATGTATTAACTAAGTATATAGACCTAGAGTATATTACAGAAGAGTATTCAATGGCTACAGTAAGCAATTTAACCGAACAAGGGGATATTTTGGGCGATACTGAGGAAGATAGACAAGATGGTACAGACATGGATGATTTAATAAATAACGGGGATAGATTGAAATTAAAGAGGAGTATTGCGGAATTAGTAGGGGTATATATTAATTTGATAGAACAACAGAAAAAGAGAATAAATTATGATAGAAAAGACATTATTGATTTAGTATTGCGATCTAGAGAGAAAGAAAAAGATATTAAAACCCGTCAATTGAAAGATTTAACTGATGAAGAGCGAAAAGCAGACGGTGAATTAAGAAAGGGTAAATTAGGACGTTGGAATATTGGTCTTCAAAAAGGTTTAACTCAATATGTGAAAGGAACGTATGACGGGGAGAGAGCAGAAATGGAACAAGAAGCGCTTATAGATTTTAGATTGGGTGAAGTTTCGGATGTTACAGATATGAATAGGGATATATTTACTATGGATATGCTGGAAAATGAAATGACAGATCGACAAATAGAAGATGATGCTATGGATATGTCATTATTACCTGATGATGATGATTATGGTGATAGAGAAGGAGATGAACAGTTTTATTAAATTGTTGTTGATTATTGTAAAATACTAACATTGTATTAGGTATCAGGTATTGGTTATTAGGTATTAGACAACAAATAACAAACATTATATAAAAATCATAAGTATTAAAGTATAAAAATATAGAGATATAAATTAGTATAAAATACTTATGATTTATGTAATATGACATATGTAATATGAAATATCAATTAATAAAGAACAACACTAATTAAAAGTTAGTTTTCATAAATATATTTTATATTAGTATATTAATAGAGTATAAAATAATAAAATGAATAGAATATTTTTACGAAACAATATATCTACAATATCAATATTGTTATTTTTCGTTATATATAGCATAATATTATATTTAAAACCAGGTTTCTTATATAATAAAGATGGTTCACTCCGTCAATTTGGTTTGAATAATAATAAGAAAACAATAGTACCTATATGGTTATTAGTAATATTAATAGCAATCATTTCATATTTTGCATTACTCTATTATTTAGCACTCCCTAAGTTCATGATATGAATTATATAATTGATTTAAATAAATGGTTTAATAAACAAATATATAATTCAAAAATAAAATAATAGATACAAAAGATATAAAACATACAAAACATACAAAAATGAATTTTATAAGTTCTACTAAGGTTAATAAATGGAATACAATAAAAAGTGATACTGATGAAATAATACCTCATAAACGACCTTCATGGGATGAATATTTCTCTCAAATTGTATCTGTTACTGCTTCGCGTTCTCCATGTGAGAGATTAAAAGTGGGTTGTCTTATTGTTAGGGATAATAGAATAATTAGTCAGGGTTATAATGGATTTTTACCAGGTTGCCCTCATGAATCAATTATAATTGATGGACATGAACAAGGGACGTTGCACGCCGAACAGAACGCAATAATTGACTGTGCAAAAAGGGGAGTAAGTTGTGATAATTCTATTATGTATATTACACATTTCCCATGTATTATATGTATGAGATTAATATGTGCGTCTGGCATTAATGAAGTTAAATATATACATGATTACAATAATGATAATATGAGTTATAGGTTTTCAAAATTAGCGCGGGTTCCTATATATAAAATTGAAACAAATAAAACAAAGTAAGGAAGCTATTATAATAACTTAATAACCTTATACGCATTAATAATAATATGATTGGAACATATTTAAATGAAGAAAATTTATATATTATGGGTACATTAACAACGCCTGGTATTCCATGTTCTTATTTTGTTGCCGATTATTTTAAATACTCAAAGAATAACTTTATGGAAATTAAAGATAATCATCGTTTATATGATGATGTAAAAAAAGAATTTACACATTACTGTAAAACTTATTTTCCTGAATTATATAAATTATTTTGCGAGACAAAAGAGAAAGATAATATGATAAATTGCTTTGATTGTTCTAGTGTTACATTTGATGTTGAATATTTGGAAGATGATTATAATTATCCTGGATGGGAAAAATACAACATTATTGTTAATAAATTGATTGATACATGGAATAAAAATACTAAAATATACTAGAATACTAGAATACTAGAGTATAATAAATTATACTAATTCTACAGATTCAAAAGTTTCTTGTTCTGTGCTATTATCGTTTTCAGGAACATCATCATATTCACTATCACTATCATCAATATCATCACTATTATTATCGTGATTAATATGACTAATAATATTTTTTATAATATGTTTATTAGGTTTATTAAGAATAGTTGTTGTGTTAGAATTGTCAGTGTTTATTTTATTAATCCTATTAATATCAAGATTTTTTATATTTTCTACAGTGGCGCCACCGCTCCTATCTATTGCCCTTATAATTTTTTTATTCATAACATCCATACCTGTATCTGAAGTATCTCCTTCTGTATATCCCATATTTCTTATTATATTTTCTGCTATACCAGGACTTACAATTTTCTTTACACCAATAAAATCGTCATTATCATATATTTCTATTTTTTCTAGTCCATTTGTTTCTGAAGGCTTAGAAACATCATATGACTTAAACATTTTTTTAAATGTTTTAAGTATCTTATATGGTATTAATGGTGATACTTCAGCCAATCTCTCAAATGTATCCCTTGATGTTTTCAATAAATCATTCGGTCTCATCCTCTCGTCACGTGGCAATGAGAGTTCAATAGATAAAAATCGGAATAATTTAGCATACTGTATATGTGATAATCTATGTGTCTCTGAACGTTTTGCAAAGGAAAAATAAGTTCCACAAGTATTTAATACTGATACACATAAACTTAATAATCCAATTCCCAACCCTGCTTGTCTCTCATTTTCTGGACCAAAAATGCTCGAATTTCCAATTGATAGTGTCCCTGCAATTGTAGAGAGAACAATGACCGGGAGGTCAATAAAATTCCTTATATAAGAAAACTCTGCCTCTGCTTTTTTATGGAGGTAAGAATAACAATATGATTTTTCGCCCATATCTTTAAAAAACTTCTCTAAAATATTTGTCCATTTAATGTCGTTGCCTATTTCCATAAATGTTTATCTTACTTATTATATATTATATTTCTATAAAAATAATATATATTATATATCTCATTAGTAAGACCATTATAACACCTTTATATAACTATCATTAAACCTAAATGGCTTATGTAAATGGTTTATGTAAATGGTTTATGTAAATGTCTTATCAAAATAATTATATAGATGACAAATACTCTATATTTTTCTGTATTAAATACACTATGCCTGTAAATAATGCCGATTTAAATATATAACCCCCAAATGCTAAAGAATTGTCCTTTATGAATAAACCAGGGATATATTTAAACAACATTTTATTAACAAATGGTAATTGAAAAACAAAACATAGGATAAATAATAATATGGGTAATTGTAATTTATCATAAGTATCATCATTCCTCTTATTATCTTTTTCTTTTTTTGCTTGTATAAGTGCTAATTGGTCAATTGTCATTTGGTTGTTTATATAGTCTACATTTTCTTTAGGGGGTGGTATATAATTTGGCTTTGTTTGTGGATCACTTTGTATTGCGTTTTGATCCATTGGGATATTTTTGCTTGGTAATTTAGTAAGATTACTTTGGTTAGCAATTTGTATCCCTGATATAATCTTATTAATATCATCTTGTGATAAAGTTGAATTTTGTCCTGCGTCTCCGTTATTAAACCCATTATTACCATTATCCGGTTGTTGTATAGAAGCCTGAACTGGTTTCTCGTCAATATTCAATGATACATTAGAAGTTCCTTTATTTGGCAATTCATCCAAACTAGTAGACATAATATAATATATATATATACAATCAACTAGTTATATTTACGCAAAGCGAACTTTCTTTTTATCACTTTCGCATTTCTTTGCTTTTGCTTTATATTTATAACATTTCCCACCAAATTCGAACACTTGACCCTCTACTTTATCTATAGTTGGTCCCACAAATGATAAACAAGTTTTATCATGGCAACTTTTTCTAAATAAACTTGCTAAACCTAACCCCAATAAAATAGATATGACATATTTGCCAAATTCACTATATAATACTTTCTTTATATTCATTATAGTGTATAGTATATAATATATAGTAAGGTTTAATTATAAACATAAATATTATTTTTATTATTGAACTGAATAACCTTGTATTGATTCAATATTACTTGGACATTCTACTTCTTCTTCTTGGAACCTAAAACAGGTTTCAGTATGATCTATATAATCCAGTTTATTAATATTCTCCGGATTTGGAAAGACAAATATCTCTTTCATTTCAGGTTGTATCATATAAACCATAAATACTCCTATGGCTAAACTAATTAGGAATGTAGGGAAATGAATAAAACGCATATATAATAACAATATAAAATTTATAATTCTGTTTTTATGATAACATGGAATTAAATATATCGGGATTATTTTTATATGTTAAATGTTATCGAAAATATATTACATATTATATTATAAATTCTCTAACTTGACCCTGTATAAGAGTAATATCATTATCAACGTAATTATTTTCTTTTTGTATTAATCTGAATTTATAGTTATCATCCATCTCTATGAACTGGTTACGATATTTATTATCCTGAATTCTAGCAAGTATTTCTCTCAAGTCATCATTATATAATTCAACGGAATCCTGAATATATTTATAATTAGATGTCTTTGAATACTCACCCATATTCTCTTGTATTAATAATATTGTGTTTTCTAGTTCGCTATATAAATCTCTTAGGTTATTCTCTCGATTATATTTATCCTCATTTGCTTCTTTATGTGCGTGAGTTACATCATATAATTCAATCTTATCATTCAGGTCTTCATTATATTCTTCAAATTTTGCCATTATAACATCATCATTTATAAGGTTGAAAATAGAAGCTATCTTAAGAGAGATAATTTGCTTTTTTATTTCGTTAACCTTATGTTTCATTCTTCTAGTCTCTTCTTCTAGATTGAACGTATGTGGTCTAGATATGGTTATATTTAACTTGCATGGACTTGATGTATCGCCACATACAGCCCTATATTCATTATCTTTCAATTCAAATATAGTTTTAACAGGTCTCTTACAAGAAATACATTTAATTTTTAATTTTTGGATTTTTGCTCTCTTTTGCTTTATTGATAGATTATTATCATTGATAACCTTTGATTTTAGAGCATTATATTTTTTATCATACGCGGTTTTTAAATCAAAATAATTATCTAAAGCATCATCATAATCATATTCACTCGTCATTTTATATATAAAATGTAATATATAATATAATTTTAATTGTAATTAATACCATCATTATTTATAAGAATTTCCGCATTGTTGTCTCAAATTCACTTTCAAAATTAGGTAGGTCTGTTATCATATTTTTATTCTTCACTTTATTATTTCTCTCATCGTGTTCTTTTAGTTTATTAGTTAGGTTCATTATATACATTTGTTTAGACGCATTTTTTATTTCTTCATCTTCTTTATTTCCATTACCGTTTTTACCTTTATAATTATAGTATAACACTGTTCCTAAAATACCAAAAAATAACAGAAAAAGAGAGATATTGTAAATATGATTATAATAAATATTTTTTGACTGCTTGCATTTCTTGAGTGTTTCGCTAAAAAAATATTTAGTGCCTGGTTCTACCAATTTAAATCCTATGTTGTTATTCATTCCAATTTTAATTATAGATATAAAGATAAAATATCAATTATAAACACTATTATAAATAGTAAGGATATATTATGAAATAATTTTATACTCATTATTTATATGGATAGTAGCTCTCTCGTAATTTATATAATATTAACCATTTTCTATTATGTTTTCATAATGTTACCAATCCCAGAGAGTTTAAAAAATGTGCTTCATTATCTCTATTATATACTTGTAATTGCGTCTCAAATTTTAATGGCTTATATTATATCCAAAAATGCTTGTGGAACAGCACAAATAGGTGATATATTCCTATGGGGATTTATCCCGTGGGTAATTGTATTTATAGGATTTAACCTAATATTGAAACTCATGCCAGGATGGAAATCTCCATTTTCAAATACGTTTGGTTATTTAGTAGTAAAAATAGCCGGTGTTAGCGATGTTTTTAATTCAATGTTAAAACCAAGTATCCAAAGCAATGACGCAGGATTAAATAAAATAGTGGAAAAGGTATTTGAAGATAATTCTATTTTAATAAACCAAATAACACCCGATAATTTTGATAGTGTTATTGATAAATTAGGTAAATTATGGGATATGGGAACACCATCATTTAATGAAAGTAAGGAGAAACTTAGGTATTTAGTGAGTGTTAAGGATACTGTTTCGCAGTTTATATGGGCTATATTAATTGGATTAATTACAGTATCAATGTCAAGTATGGGTATCCTATCCTCAAAATGTAGAAAGAGTACAGAACAAATAAAGAAAGAAGCATTGGCATACAAAGAACAATTAAAAGCACAAAACGATGAAAAGAAAGATCCACGTGTTTATACTATTAAGGATTAAGAGACAATGCTTAAGTGTCAATATTAATGATACATGAATTAATGACAATCGTGAAATTATATACATTTTATTAATTATTTACATTAAATGTATAACCAACAAATCAGGAATTTAATCAGTAATTTAGAGAGAAGAGATAAACCCATAATACTAGATATAATATTGGAAGGTTGTGCATTTAACGGTATGTATGAAGTAGGGGTGTTATTATTTATAAAAGAATTAGAAAAACAGGCATTTATTAAGGTTGATAGAATATCTGGTGTTAGTATTGGTAGTCTAATGGGGTTTTCTTATTTTACAGATAACTTGGAATTAAGTATGGAATATTATAAAGAATTGAGAGAATATTGGAAACATAATTTTAACCTAAATATTTACGAAGAAACACTCAAAAAAACAATTAATGAAATGAAGGAAGAAGACTTTAATAATATTAAAAATGGGAAATTATTTATTAATTATAATAATGTAGATACTTTAGAACACACCGTACAAGATAATTATAATGACAGAAATGATTTAATGAATGCGATATTGAAGAGTTCACATTTACCATATATTACAAATGATAAAATGTGCCAAGAACATTTTTTTATAGACGGAGGAAGCCCATTTATATTCTACGATAGAGAGAAAAATACAGAGAGAAAAATACTATATGTCTCAATTAATACTCTCTCTAAAATGACGAAGATGATGAATGTAAAAGAGATTAATTGCGAAGGTAAAGTATTAGCAGGAATACTAGAATGCTATAATTTATTTCATAGTAACCAAAAAAACAATTTATGCAGTTTTATTCATCAATGGAATTCATACGATTTTATAATATTGAGATTCAAAGAAATATTTATGAAAATATTGGTATATCTAATATTTTTTTTATATAAATCGCGTGATTATTTAACAAATTGTGACA